GCCATATTCTACACGAGCCAAAAGCTCGACGAATAATTCATCCGAAGACATTATCATCACAGATGCGAGTTCCTCGGGAGAAGGGCCAGTGTCTTCTATAGCACTATCTTCGACCTTTGATTCTTCTTCTTTTTTCTTACGATAAGCGACCAAATCGTAGATTTCAGCCATTCCATCTCCCCCTACATGCACGACGTGCACGTGCCTTCCTCTTGTCAGGTATAACTATGCGAGGAGGACGCCATTGTTTCATGTCCCCGTTTTCCTCGAGGAATCGTGCACGGTCAAGGCCTCGCTGGGCTTTGATATGTGCGATCTGGTGAGAGTTCTTGTTTTTGCGATTTTTACGTTTTGCCATGATGGCCTCCAAAGATTTGTGTGTGATTATGTATATAATTTAATAAATGAACCTTGTCTTTTGTACAGAATTGCAAAAAAGAACCTTTACTTTCTTAAGATCTTTCGTCATAATCGATCATGTCCAAATGAGCAAGGACTCTTGATAATTGCCATTTCTCGTCGTCTATTAAGGATTGGACGACTTCACCGAGAGTTTCAGGATCTAAAAAATTCACACCCTTGAGTCTATCGATAATTTCGTTCAGCTTACTCTTCTGTTCCTTTTCTGACAGATTCGAGTAGTGTCTCTCGAGATATTTCATCATTCTTTTCTTCGTTTCCATCGGGTATACCTAATATGATTGCTATCTTCTTATCTATGTCTGTCTGTATCATAGCTGCAACGAGTTGCTCGTCTAAAGATCCAGAAACAAGTAATTCTTGATTCACTTTATCTTCTTCCAAAATATCCATAAAGACTTTCATCTGTTCCGCTCGAAACGACATTCTCTCCATTCTATCGTGGATCTCTTTAAATGGGCCGCACGTCCAAAAGCCTTTCATCGCTCAGCTGCCTTCTTTGCTCGTTTGGCCTTGATCTTTTCTTTGCGCTTCTTACGACGAAGACGATCGATTAACCAAGCTGCTTTTCGTTTTTCCATTCTGTGGATGAATAATTTTCCTTCGAGGTGATCGCACTCATGTTGTAGTCCACCACTAAATGGCCATTCGGCTATTAATCGTTTCACCTCGCCTCCTTCACTAGTGTATTTAATCAATGTTGTTTCAGACCTCTCAACTTTACCGTCAATACCGGGTATCGAGAGACAACCCTCTTTCCACGTGATTTTGTCGCCAGTATTTTCTAGTTCAGGGTTGATGATCACCATATAGTCTGGATTGTATTCGCTGGGATCGGGATTCTCTTTTCCGAAGACTTTTGGTTTGATCACTACAACTTGCTTGTTAATGCCAATCTGCGGTGCTGCGAGACCAGCTCCCATCTTGACGTTGCAGGTATCGATTAAATCTATGATAAGCTCTTTGACATCATCGACTGAATCGACTGTCTTGTTGGTAGCTCTTAAAATTTTATTTGGATGTATTAAGACATTTCTAAACATAGTCACCTCGTATCTATATTATATCGGGTCCTTACGATTTGTTCAAACTAAGGATCAATGAGACAATTTTCTTTTTCGTCTCTGTACCATCGAGCTCGATATTTAAATCTGACGCTAGTGCCGAAACATCTGCTTTGAGCATTTTAGTCAATTCTTTCCGAGTGTAATGTGGAATAGACTCAGTTTCTGATGTTGCTTCTACGAGTATTTCGTTTTGTTTTTCGATACTATAATGTGTTTCGGGTACAGGAACAACTGATCTATACTCACACCATCGTTCGTATTCTTTGTATGGCATCGACTCGATAAATTTTTCTAATTGTAGATTTCTTCTTTTAGCGAAATCATTCCATTGGACTTTAATCATTGTGCTTCTCCGGTTAGCATAAATTGTTTGATGTCTTCTGCATGATAATCAAGCATCTTCAATACAATATGGTAATGTGTATCGCTCCATTCGTTAAGTTCTAAGATCTCTTTAAGAAGAACTTTACCTTCTTCGAATGTCACGCCTTCTTCAGCGATGTAGTGAAACGCCATCTGAAGATGGGACGAGAACTCTTCTACAAGAGCTTCGTCCCAATCGCAGGCTTCTAACAATTCTGTCTGAAGGGCAAGTCCCTTCAAGTTATTCTCGATGATACTATAAATCGATGTCGGTTTTGTCATTCTCTTGACTCCTTAAAATCTCGGCCAAAGCCATCTGGAACCGAGGGTCACGTGCGACTTCACGGACTGTACGACCTGATTCTTTGGCGATAGGTTCGGCAAGCTTTTCCATACCCCGTAAGAAATAGTTTCTAATCGATGTGTGTCGCATGAGACGAGGTGTTTCACCTGTTTCGTGTAGTTTATCGGCAATCTCTCGGAAACCGAGTCCATCTTCGAATGTAGCGTATCCGTTTGCGTGTTTTTTCTTATTAGCCATGTTATACTCCTAGTGTTAATTATTGTTGTGATCGTGATTTTGGGAAAATAGTTGTGTCGTGTGCATCTTGTGTGATACCGAAGCGAAGTCGCATCACTCGTTCTTCGAGTGGCTTAAGTTCTGATAACTTCTCTTTGATTGCCTCGATGATCTGTTGGTGGTCTAGTCGTTCTTCATCTGATTGTATCGAATCATCCGCGATAAGATCGCCATAAGTACGACCAGCTTCTGAGTTGATAGGTTGATCGAGGTTGATTGGCCATTGGTTGGCACAACGTAATTCGGATAGTTCTCGGATGTCCATATCGAGGAGATGAGCAAGTTCGGTATCCTCGGGATAGCAACCAAACTCTTCGTAGTAGTTTTTACGAGCGATGTTGATTTTATATATCTTGTTTCTAGCGCCTGATGCGAACTTGACAGTGGTTGATCGAGAGATATATCGTAAGATTGCTTGTTTGATCCACCATGTTGCATACGTAGAGAAACGAAAGCCTTTGGTGTGATCGAACTTTTCGACAGCTTTACATAAACCTACATTGGCTTCGGCGATGAGTTCTTCCATCGGGCATTTAGTTTTAGAATACTGTCTTGCAATGTGAAGTGCGAGGCGAAGATTGTGTTCGACAAGAAGATGACGGGATCGTGTACATCCGTTCTTGGCCTTCTCTGCGAGGTCGTATTCTTGTTGTTTGGTTAATAAGTCGAATTTGCCGACGTGCTTGTAGTATAGGTCTGTTGACATGGGTTACTCCTGTGTTCGTGTGAAAAATTATACATACATGTATAATGTAATTCACTTTTCGATGGGTTTGTACAAACGTGCACAAAAATGTGCAAATTATTCTGAAAGATTTTCAAAAGTATTCAAGGCTTTTGATTCTTCCACTGAGTGCATCGCACAACCCGTAGACAGGAGGTTATCCGCAGCTGATACTGCATGTCTTAATGCGGAGATAACTACCAATGCGGGATCGACGATACCTGATTTAATCATATCTACAAATCGATCTTCACGTGCATCGTAGCCGTCTCCTTTCTTTGAATCTAGTGTTTTTTCAATCACCACTTCTGGCACTCGTCCAGCATTCTTGGCGATTTGGTATAAAGGGGCAGAAGCGACATCGACCATGAGATTCCATCCCGCGAGGAAATCATTGTCTTGTACGGAGGTCTTCACTGAACGAGAGGCTCGCAGTAGTGATGTGCCTCCGCCCGCTAGTATACCGGACCTAACAGCAGCGCGAGTGGCGTAAAGTGCGTCTTCAACCCTGTCTTTACGCTCCCGCAATTCCGCTTCGGTAGAACCTCCAACCTTCAGAATAGCGACACCACCGGAAAGTCTTACCAATCGGCGGTTAAGGATTCCCTTCTCGTCGTTCGTCAGGCCGGGTTCCAAAAGAGCATCTGAAATCTTACCACAGTAATTCGTCACCTCAACCTTACTTGTCGGTGCACCTACGATAAGTGTTTCTGACTTAGTAACTACGATCCTTTCGCAAGTTCCGAGGTCACTTAGCTCTAACCGAGAGATAGTCTCGTCTGCAGTGGTGAGTACTTTTGTTTTCAACAGGAACGCAAGATCCTCCATCGATTGTACTCGTCCGGAACCGAACTCAGGAGCCCGGATAACACAGCATTTGAGAATACCTTTTTGGTTATTCACCACAAGTCCTTGAAGTGCATCGCCCTCTACCTCATCTGCTACGATAAGAAGGGGTTTTCCGCTTTGATGGACTTTCTCAAGGACGGGTAATATTTCCTTGATTGATGAAAACCGACGATTGGCTAGGAGAATGTAGGGTTTCTCGTATCGCACGCATCCTCTACCATCGTCATTAATAAAATAGGGTGAGGTAAATCCACGATCTAGTCGTGTTCCCTCTACAGTTGTCAACGAAGTCTTGAAACCTTTGGCTTCTTCGACTGTGATGACTCCATCCCTACCGACAGCGTTCATAGCTTCACACAATAGCTCACCGATTTCTCGTTCGCCATTGGCACTTATCGTACCAACTTGTATGATCTCCTCATCTGTCTTCACTGGTTTTGCAGTCTTCGATAATTGTGTGATGATCGACTCTGCACACGCTTGCATTCCCTTTCGCATCAACACTGGGTTCACACCTGCATTGACGGCCTTAACGCCTTTGGCAAATAGATTGTAAGCGAGTACCGTACTGGTCGTAGTCCCGTCACCTGCGATCTCAGCAGCACCCTGAGCAGCTTGTTTTACAAGTTTTGCTCCTAGGTTCTGCATGCGATTTGGTAGGTTCACATATTTTGCAACTGTGACTCCATCCTTTGTCAAGATAGGAAACCGGTCATCACCTTGGTCAATGACTACAGTCTGACCTCCGGGTCCCATCGTGATACTTACCGCATCCGCTAGTTGTTTCACTCCCTCTAGTAATTCGGCTCTTGCGTCTTCTCTAAATAAGAGTTTCTGTGGACTATTATCGAAATTCATTGTTTACCCTTTTAACACCTGTCGTTTTGTTGATTCAACTAGGATGTCTCCTACGCTACCAATGATTCTACGTGCCTCAGTCACTACATTCTTTGCTACGATTAGATCGCCTTCAACGATTGCAATTTCCTGATCTGTTATTTGTCCGCTCGCACGCATTGCGGCTATTTGTTCGTTTGTAATACTCATTTCATAATCTCCGGTATTTTGACTTGTGCTTTGGTGCCATTCTCCAATTCAACCCACTGATACCCGGGCTTGAGTTCACTTGAAGAAGATTGTAATGTCGATGCAGTCGATTGTTTAATGGATTCTTCAGTTTTTCCGTTGAAGAACCTGTCGACATTTGACTGTATCTTTACGACCATGCCATCGATTGCTCGTGTTGCATTTTCAATCATCTTTTGTTTCGCTTCCTCTGAATCTTCAAAGACTAAACCTTTGATTGTCTCTAACTTAACTGTTTTCGATTTTGGCGTTGCCGCCTGTACTAAATATTGGATCTGTTCGCCTTCTAACGTTTTCTTCGTAATCTCTTCGACTACTCGATATGCCATAAGGCCTGGACGATCTGTGTGGATAATCCAAAGAACAGCTCCGACCTCATATTGTGACATTAGTTACCTCGTTGTCTTGCGAGCTCCAACTCGATTCTTCGTTGAGCTTCTTGAAGCTGTGTAGTAGAAACCAAAACTTGTGTTCCGTCTTGTTGGGTGTAGACTGAAAGGTCCAATCTCTTAAGGGCTTCACGTAATTTTCGTTCTTCTGTCCAACCTGAATTAACTTCGTATGTCTTAAGTAATACTTCAACTAATGTATCATGTAATTTCATGTGTACCTCCGTAATTTCGTACTATGTTATTGTACCACGTTATTCTTTTGTGTTCAATATTTTTTCTGACTGTTTCATCCCTTTTTCTCGTGCAACATTCAGAGGTTCAAGGCCTAGAATTATTCTCACTTTATCGTAGGTGTCAGCATCAAGTTCTTCTTTAAGATAGTGCATGTTCGCATATTGAAATAGCTCCATCTCCATGATGGGTTGCGGGTTTCCTTCGAGGTCTGGTTCAAATTCGCCTGTCTCGGTGGATCCGAACATGAAAAGGATGTCTGGCATTTCTTTATCATTAGGAACCTGAATAAACGGAAGCCCTCCAGAGATTGAATCTTCGTCGTATTCTTCGTACATAATTTCTGGTACCCATTTTCTTTTATCACTCATAATCGTTCTCCTGTGTAAACGTTATGAGAGTATTGTACTCAGCTTACTTTGCTTTTGACAACGCATCCTTCATTTTCTTTTCGTAGTCATCAATTTTGGACAAGAATTCTTTAGCGACTGGGTCTTTCGATACAGCTTTCCTTTGCTCTTTGTCCATACCACCCGTAATCTCTGTATATACAGCCTCGTAGTAGTCTGTGAGATTATCTTTGAGTTCTGGCAAGAATGTCGCTTTGAACGAAGTCAATACAAGTTCTTCTAATTTCTTATTAACGTTTTCATCGGTTTTCTCGACTTTGTTTTCTTCGAAGTCTTCTTCAATCTTCTTCATAGTTTCTTCGTCATCTCGCATCTTCTGGCCCATTTCTTGAAAACCTTTTTGAATGTCATCTACATTCAAGTCTTTCACGTTATCTCCACCTTTTTCTTTAAGGTCTGATAAAGTTTTGAAGAAAACTTTCGAATCATTCGTAGAACCTAGAACCATGTTTAATCCGATAACTGTCGCCGCTTCACTCGATACTTTATCACAGTACTTAAGCTGATTCTTCATCCACTTAGAGCGTTGATCTTTGAAATGATCGTTTATCATCTTTCTGATTTCAGGGACCATAATTTCTAGATGTTGCTTTGTGATTTCCATCTCTTGTTCGTTCTCATCGCCTTCTCCTAGGAGGGAGCCTTCAAGTTCGTGATGGGCAAATAAGAATATATCGTTGATCTTATGAGCTAGCTTGCTTAATGTTCCTTGTTCGTTGCCTCCGCCACTGCCAAGTGCGCCGAAGGCTTTCGAAAAGCACTCACCATCACCGGGCTCACAAGATTCTATTGATCTAAGAAATTGATTTTTCTCGCCTCCTTGAGAACTGAACCAACCCCCAAAGAAAGGAATGCTGTCAAACCCGTATTCTCCTAGAGATGATCGAAACTCTGATGAGAAAAGAGTTTGCGCACCCGTAAGAGTCGTACTAGTGAAGAAAACTCCGGGTGCTAACATCATCGACGTCACTTTACCGTCTGGCCACGAATTCATAAGTTCGTCAGAGTTCTTAGCGATAGACTGAATATACTTTTGTCTTCTTTGGTTGTTTTTGTCACGCATCTGCTTAAGCTCTGAAAGACTTTTAAGTCTTCCAAAAGTTAGTTTAACGAGGTATCCGATGTCTGAACCAATTAACTTCGCAGAATCTTTGAGGATCTGTCCAAATTTTCCTAGATTTGCTTTCACAGGAGCAAAGATCTGTTCTAATGCTCCGTCACCATCGAGGTCAACTTCTAGTAAGAGTCCTCGCTCCAGTTGTTCCTCTATCGTTAATTTATCACCAGACATAATTAATTCTCCCTAATTTCAGCATGCTTGTACAAATAATTATTTGAAGTTATTACATTATACATACACACAACTTATATGATAGGAGTAAATATGCACACAATCGGTTTCGTCCCAGGCGCAATGAAGCCTTTCCACGCTGGACACAACCATCTTATTCAGAAAGCACTAGAAGAGTGCGACAAAGTCCTTGTCTTTACATCCACAAAAGACAGAGGTATCATCAAAGGCGATAACATGTACAAAGCATGGCAAGAAATCATTGTTCCTGCGCTCGATGGCAATGTCGAAGTAATCGCAGTTAGATCACCCGTTGGCTCAGTCTACGAATATCTCGAATGGAATGGTGACCCATCGATATTGTACAGAATATACGGTGGTACCGAAGACATCGCACGATTATCCAACGCACGTATGCTACAATACTTTCCAAACTTGAATGCGATCAACGTCGCGGAGACCGAACCAGAATCGTTTACTCGTGATGTTGTGCATGCTAAAGGCGAATGGGTACGAAATAGTATACAGGCAGGAGACCTGAATCTTTTCAAGTCCTACCTGCCTGCGTTTCTAAAACCTCATGCGAAGTCTTATCTTCAAATGTTGATGAGTTGAATTACTCAGAGAATGGCATCATGAAAACACCAAGTCCATCTCGACCTGTTCGTGCTTCGATTTGACCTCTTTGAACCATAATGTCGATAGCATTTCCTAACAAGCCTGAGTCAAAGTTTGGCATGATCGACGAGAGCTCATCTTCTAACTCCATATAGGACATTTCGTCACCGTGGTAAAGTGATTCAGAAACTTGCTCGATGTAATCTTCGATTTCATCAGCCATAGATTCTTTGATTAATCCTCTGCGCTTCAAGCGTGAGTATTCTTCTCGAATAATTCTTTTTAATTGTCTTTTTGTAAGTCTCATTTTATTTTCTCCTTAGTATCTGCGATTAGAAAGTGTTCTACGTCTTCGACGGGACTCTAAGTTCATTTGCTGCATGTATGATTGGCCCAATTGCATCAAAACATCTTCCAAATCAGGGTCAGGGTTCGCCGCTAACCACGCTCGTGCCTCTCCTAATTCTGATTCATCAATGGAATATCCTGCCTTTCTGATCTCTGTAGGATCAGCACCAATCAAACCTTCGAGATAACCGATAATCTCTGGTTCTTGGTCAATAGGAAGTTTCATACCAGCTAGTCTCATGTCATCTACCATTTGTGACATATCATCTTCACGAAGGAGTCCCCGTCTCTTTAGTCGGGAATACTCTTCACGAATGATTCGCTTCAATTGTCGTTTTGTAAGTCTCATTTTATTTTCTCCTTAAATGAATAAGCCGTGGGCACAGACTCTGCCATATCCCACGGCCTTAATTATACTAAGAAGGATGAAAATGTCTACTCTTCTTCGAATAACTCGCCAAATTGGTATCTTGCAGTGCCGCATACTCGGTTTAACGCTTGGAATGCACCGGTGAGCTTGACGATGTATCTATCGGTCTCGAATACGAAGCCTTCGATAATTTGAGGCTCTGTATTGTATGATACAAACTTTTCGAGTTGATCGTGAAAACCATTGTAGATTGTAGGCTTTTCCAATCTTCGTTCGTTGACAACGTCTATATTGAAATCTATAATGTCATCGAGCCTTTCGATTGCTGCTTCTGCATCGTTGATAAGAGAGGACTTAATACCTTCGAGCCTTCTCGCACCGAAAGATAGCCATGCGCCTTTGATCGGTTCCAACGCACCATTAATCGTTTTGATTCTATTGGACGATAGACCAATCTTGTTGATAAGCTCTTGCGTACCTGTATCGTATCCTTCGCGGATCTTGCGTATGTCATGCTTGCCTTTGCCTGTGACGTTTTCAGCGATCATCTGCGCATGTTCTTCTGACACACTCTCTGGCTCGAAGATGTCCACGATGTGTGCGTAGATGTAATCTTGTAGGGATGATTCGAGTCCAAGATTGTAGAAGTTCATGCAAGACATGATGTAGTCACGAAAATGGTAGAAGTGTGTCTTATGCATCGGATCTATCGTAACAGTAGGAGCGTGAAGAACTCGAACGCCTGATAGGCACAGAATCGATGAGAATCGATTTAAACTCATAGACGTGGGTTTCACAATCTCAGTGTGTGGCTTTGGCTTCTCAACGAATCTACATAGGTTGTGAATAACAAAACAATCTATATCATATCGTAGCATTTGTGGTGCTTTCTGATCGATCACTTCCATGTTGGCCCATACACCGTCGTCATAGTCGTCAAAGAACTGAGTAGCTTTGAGGACATTACGCATGCGTTCGAGCCTGTCGAGTGCACGAGTGAACTGTGCTTCTGCAGGATGGCCTTTTAAGTATGCACGATAGTCTTCGACAGATTGGCCACCTGAACGAAAGTGTTCGTAGTTGCGTGCGAGATAGAATGTGTCATCTCTGAATCGCCATGTGAGGTTGCAACCATCGACTTTCTCGTTGAAAGTACCACCTCGTGCGAATGTTTTAGCGAACCCGATGAGTTCACCGAATGTTGTAGTGTGATCCTCGTAAGGATGTAGCATTGATTTTTGAGCACCGCCCATAAAAAACTCCTGTGAATGATTATTAGTTACACTAATAATTTAATTCATTCACAGGAGAATTTGTACAGACGTGCACAAATTGTTGCTATTTTAATCCTGCCAAAACTTGCCATCGACTTAAGTCGATGGAATCGTTGACTTTGCCAATCCGAATGATGTCCAAGTTAGAATAGATTGTCTCAAGGTTTGCGAGCCAATCGAGAGCTTCTTTGTTGAATTCTTCATCGATGTCTAAAACAGATCGAATGACTCGATCATTTACAACAATCCCAGTGACTGACCAATGATCAATGATAACTTCTCCGATGACTCCATCCACGGTGTCCTCTTGGGTGAAGACAACGTGATTAACGAGGTCATCAATGGATAATGACATCGGTCTTCTTGGAACTCCTGTGGCACCAACAGATGCATACCAATCTCTTACACGCTGATGGATCCTCCATCCTTCCTGTGACCACGCGTCAGAGGACACAGCATAAGTGGGCTCTCCTTCAACTACAAAACCGAAAGCTAGTGAATAACCATCAACAAATCCTACTCCACCGGGATATCCAACACAGGAAAATTCATCACCGTTCGTTCCAGAAGATCGTTCTAAGAATTCGTCTACTTCGACGGGAAGCATTTCATAATCAATATCTTGTGCCCACCCGAGCCAGAAGACCTTCGAAACTGAACCCACCCAACGGCTTCCTTCTGATTCGTAAGTTTCTCGCCAAGCACGCTTTATTTTCCTACGACCCTCTATGTCATCTTGATAATGAGAGATAACAGGAGATGTCGTGGAAAGCGGGTTTATTGTACCCTTGTTGCCTTTCTTCTTGACATCTTCCTTTGAGTTTCGGTAGTTTTCGGTTGGAACGTATCCACTATTTTCTAGCTTGTTTCGAAAACTGGCTTTGGCTGCAGATTCGGCCATACTTTAGTCCTTGAGAATACCAGCTAGTTTTTCCCATCTTTTAAGATCGACAGATTCGTTATAATTGTGAGCTCGTGCATAATCGAATTCACCCCCTTCAAGTCCGCCTTTGATAAATTCTGAATACTTAAGAGTTCTTTCACTCTCTGGGACATTGGAATCATCGGTCCATTCGTCTTCCAGCTGGGGCATCTGATCTCGTTTTCCAAATTTACCTTCGGGTTTGGCCCATTGTGAATATTTGGTCGCGACAGATTCACAAAATTTATCAACGTCACCAGCGGATTCGTGACCCAAATCGCCCATAGCATTGACAAACACTTGAAGTGCTTTCTCAGGATCACCGTCGTTTTCTTTTGCAGACCAAGGAGGGTGAGGAGGATATTTTCCTTCTCGTTGAGTCACTTCTAAAAGAGTCGCTTTCACCGATTCAGGAGTTGGAGCATTGTTCCAGATCGATTTGGCTGCGTCACCACTTGCAACCTTTGCCGAACCGTTTTCGTAAGCTTCAAGGATCAAGTTCAACAGCTTGAGGCAAGTTTCGATCTTCGCGGTCATCATGATACCTTTAACTGTACATGCAGGATTAAGACCATTGATTGAAGAACATCTGTGATGGCCATCGATGATGTATCCGTCTTCTGAGAAGAAGATAGAATTTTTCGAATCGTACGCTCCATTCATGATGTCTTTTGTGAAATCCACGCCTCTCGTAAGGTATCCATCGATGGATTGTGGCAAGAATACTTCCAATTGTGAAGGTTTTAACCCAGACGCAGCACCAGCTGGAGAATCTTCTTTCAAAGTGATTTGTTTATCTTCGGCAGAACCATCGCCGCCTGTGACAAGTGCCCCAAAAGGTTGCCCGCCACCAGCGTCTTCTTCTGGAACCATCTTCTTCACGAATTGTTTGATAACATTTTTCGCATTGGTTAGGTCAATCTGTGCGCCAGCATCGTCCAATCCTGGGCCGAAAAGATTTGCTAAAAATCTGTCGTAAGGGTGGTTTTTCTGATCGCTTGGATCAAAATTAGCACCCGTTTCTGCATCGTCACCTTCGATTTCAGCTTCTAAAAGAACAGCTTTTACAGTTTCGGAAACCAGTCGGTCAATTACTTTTTTTCTTTCTTTAGAAGACATCTTGGTTTCGTGCATTCTAACTGTTTCTGATTTGATCTCATTGATCGTAGACTTGACCAATGATTTCAATTCGTTTATTCTAATATTTCTTGCCATCACAATCTCCTATTTAATTTGATAACTTTAAGTATGTTTGATTTGTTCGCAGATTCTCCTACCACGATGGGAGTTTCACCAGCGTCGTTAAGAGAAGGATCTTTAGTACCTGCAGGCTGCACTTTTTTCTCTGTTGGTTTTTCCTGATCCATATCAATGTTAAATGGTTTCGAGTGTGGCGTCTTCACATCTTTAGAACCATCACCTAGAACTTTTTCTAGCCCTGCAAGAAATGCGAACAGTGCGATTCTTTCCGGTCCATTTAATTTCTCGAAGTAGGCCTTAAGGGAAGACATCGTATCTTTGTCTTTTAAAGATTTTCCTGCTCGAATCGCATTTAGTTTATCTGCGATTGCCTGGGCATTGATGTCGGGAAGTTTTTCTTGTTTCACCTTGACTGGTTTAGTCGGAGCTTCTGCTCCTTCGTCACCAGCATTGTCTTCTTTTTTCTTAGAATAAACTTTCTTTCGTTGTTTCGCCTTTGCCTTTGCTTCTTCTTGAGCCAATTTCTCTTTCATATTCGCTGTTGATTCATCAGTTGAAACTTCGAATAGATGGGCTAATGATTCATTCAAAAGTTCGTCTAAATCGAAACCGAGTAATTTTTTCTTTTTCATACTTCTTTCTCCTGAACCGTAAGAGTCACGTGGCCACCACCAATGTTAGTCACCACATAATTATACGATACCCAGTCAATTGTATACACTTCTTCTCCAGAAACTATCTGTGCCGTGTTCGGGGCTGTCGTGAGGTTCGTGAATAACCCAATCGACTCAGACAAAGAGAATTGAAGCTTCTTATCTTTAGAACTATAAGAAACAAAGTCTCCTTTGAAATCGCCCCAAACTACATACATTTTATTTTCTGATTTGATACCTAGAACGCTCATATCGAAATCAAGACCTTCTGACGCCATCCAATTATTCTCAGCCATGATAGCCCTCGTAGATCTCGTTTACAGCGATCGCCCATTCGACATCAATCTCTGTGACGTCGTTCAGTGAATGAGTCCAAACTTCGATTTTAATCTGTGGCCATTGTATCGTGATTCGTCCGTGATGTGAAGTTTCTGCTTGATGCTCGAGCAAATCCATGATAAAAGAATTAAACTTTGTTTCATCTGAAAACTTGAACATCTTCGATAATCTTCTCGGATCATTTTGGTAATTCCAATCTAATTTCGCAGGAGTCGGGATAGGAACATCTCTTGTGTTGATATGCCCTTGAACCGGCTCTTGTTCTACGTAATCACCAATTAGGTCAGCCAATTTCCACATTATGAGTCAGCTCCTTCTTCTTCCATTGGGTCGTTTGTCATCGCAACTTGCATTGCTTGTTTAAACTCTGCCATGCCTTGCATAGCATTGTCTAGTTTTGCTGCTCTTCGTTTATTCCCGCTCTTTCCAAATCCAGAATTAAGCACAGTTTCAAGAATCCAGTCAGACATTGTGAAATTGTTTCTCGCCTTAGACGATGACACATCCATGTTTCCGGCCTTCACTTCTTGTACCCACTTTCGAATAACGGGAGCTAATACAATTTCGGCCATAGCCTCTTTATAGAATGCGCCTGACTCGAGTGCATCGGCCAATTGATCTAATTTCGCCTGATTCTTCTTGTTGAATTTCTGGTATGCATCCAACGCCATCTGATAAACGTCAGGACCTGCAATCTGTTGACCATTCCAAGACAATTGGTAATCGTCTTCCAACCATCCAGTGAGCCAATCGAATGCTGGACGAGCTGTTGCCCACATTTGTACGAGTGGATCGATCTCTGCAGAGATTTTCTTTTTCATGCCCGATAGAGTTCGTACACTTGGGTAGATACCCATGGCGACAAGTTCACGAAGCTTTGCTTCCCCATCGAAATCACCCGAGGCAAGATTAGCTTGGCGTTCTTCTGGCGTGATATGTCGTCTGGGATCGTATCCTGGAAGTTCATCGAGTTCCATTCCGAGCTCATCGGCCATCATTTCCATTTCGTCTTGTGTTGGTAGATACTCTCCTCCCACGACCTCGCCTTGCATGTCAACCGGTTCTCTTTTTGTAGCCGCGGCCATTCCATCTCGATCCACTTGTCCATCGCCGGTGCTATCTGCCATTGATGTCCATTCGTCTTCTTCGTTTGGCCTGTATAGTCTCATGTCCTGTCGACTTAACTGTCTTCTTCGAAGATTCAACGGATCCTTTTTGCTCTTCGCTTCTCTCAATGTGTTAGACAACATCCGACTCCATCGTTTCCAAGATTCGTTCGTTGCTTCGGCCGCTTCTTGCGAAGCTTTTTGCGATGGTCTGATCACATCTTCGATAGGCCCGTCAGTAGAATCACCTAGAGGAGTGAGATCAACTGCATTTCCTTTTTCGATAGCTTCATCTGCAAGTTCTTGCATTTTAGAATAAAACCATTCGATCTCTTCGTGAGGTATTTGCTGTGAAAGAAGATCTACGCTACGGCCGAGTTCTTGTACTGTTCCCGGAATGAAATCGGGATCTTCGATTGGAGGCATGTCAACTGTTAATTGCGTACTCATCTGAGATGTCGCAATGATAGGTATTTCCTGCGGGATAGTCGACGCTGGTTGATCTTCACGGTCATCACCGAGTTTACCTGCGATCTTGTCATCAGTACTCGCTCTGTGCGATACTCCTGAATCTGTTGCGAACTCAAATAACCATTTGCGTATCGCTCGTCTTGCTTGTGATTCTGTTAATTTCATTATAGTCCTCTTATGTTGTCGATTCTGCCTTCTTTCCACATTATTTCATACGCTGCTTTAAGTACAGCATCAATTTCTGGGTTCGAACAAACGTATCCTTGATCACATTTTTCCATCCAAGTTTCCAAGTGACGAGAATCTCCCCAACGGAAATCATTTGTGAGGTTTCGAGCAGCAAGCTGTGGATTGCTCGCGACATCCGCCATCATTGCACCTGCTTTCTCTTCCAATTCTCTTTCTTTTCGAGTTAATTGAATGCCCGAAGTACTCATTTCGAGTATACTCTTTCGAATGGCCCGTCGCAAATGTGATTCTGTTAGTTTCATTATTCTACCCACCTTGCTATGTATTGATCGTACGCTTCTTCTAATGTATCTACAATCTGCCGAGTGTTCACACAGTATTCGCCTTTAGGAGCAAAATCTGACCACCAAGAACTTGGATCTTTACCTTTTCCCTTTTCTTCGATGAGAACGCAGTCTAAAACATAACAATCATAAGACGTTGCAGTCGCATTAGAAGAATTTTGTCTATCTCTGCAGAAGATAGCCATCATGATTCGACCCTCTTCGTCTTTGCATGCCATGCAATGGTGAATAAATCTGTATCCGTCGCCACAATCGTAAAATTGCCAATCACCGGCATTTTTCAGCTCTGTCGACATTTTTGGCCAAACACCGTTCGAGATCATCCTATGTGAAACGGCGCCGTAATCGTGGAAATCTGTATCTGCTGAATCCAAATCTCCATGCTGCAACTGTATTCCGTTGTGAACGTGATTATGTCGGTCATTATTTGCTTCAACGATTGTTTTTCGAATAGCTTTTCGTAATTGTGATTCTGTTAATTTCATTTTGTTTCTCCTTTTCGATTCGTTCGCCATTGATTCGAGTAACCCGGGTCTTTTTTCGAACTCATCGTAGAATGCTTTCAGAACATCAGGGTCCATCGTTTGTAGCCCTCCATTCTTGGTCATCGTTTCCCATAATACTTTTAAGAGATGATCGTCAAAACCGGGCATGGCATTCAGTATATATTCTTTTTCTGCTGGAGGCATTGTGCTCATATTTACATCCCCTTCCAGACTTTAGCAACGTCGATGACTGACTGACCACCGATATACATCGCTGCGATCATGGCCCATGTGTCTGAATCTAAACCAAACCACATAAGCGTAGTGGCCGTCACAAAGACTAATAATTTTCTAGATACTGTCTTCTCCAGAACTTTGTCGACAAAACCTTGTTGTTCTTTAAGATGCTGTATACAGCATTCGTTGGTATGTTCGTGTTTTTCCATTTTAGTGCTCCTCTTGATTCATCAAGTCAAACGAATAATACGAAAGATCTTTTTTGAGTCCTAGTGCTTTGTATAATTCTTCGACTGATTCGTGTTGTTGTAGGATTTGATTTGCAATGTCAGTCTGTAACATACTGATCATTTTGATCTGCTTAACGAGATCGACGTGCTGTTTAATTATGATGTCCAGTTGAGCTTCAGTCTTCTGGAGTTTCTCTTCGTTCTTCTCGACTCTCTTCGATAAGCTTGTAAAGGTTTTCGACATCTCCGTCAAGAGTGATACGATTCCTTGGAAGAAGTTTGTTTTCGACGCACTCATTTAATAACTCCTGCATGTATTCGTTGTTTGGATCACAGATACGCTCAATGCATTCTGATAATACTTCACGCATAGCCAATCCATAATCTGCCAAACGCTTCTTGAGAGCCGCATGCTGCGCAAGTGTCGTTTTAATATGGATTGATTTCTCTGTGTAGTATTTTCTTTTCGCATCACTCATTTACGCTCCACCATCACCAGATGCACCCACAGCCACGGGGGTCTCTGGTGTGTCATCAAAACCATCTTCGATAAAACTCCACTTTCCATCTGAAACCGAGTCTAACATGGCCGTGAACTCTTTTTCAGTCTCAGGCCCGTGGTTATTTAAGATCATCTGTCTTGCAGCATTAAAGATACCTGCTTCGACATCCTGCGTCTGTGTGACAGTATCCAAATAATTTGCTAATTCTGTTGCGAATCTTTCCATGTCAAATTCGTCTGCCGCGCTGCCTTCGTCTTCTGCTTCTAAAAGTAAACGATTGGCTTCAGCAATTAGCCATTTATCCCTACGATTCCCATATCGGTAAAATGATTCGTTCTTTTCGTCATCTTCTGGTTCTTCACTTTTGGCAGGAGTATCATCTGGCTCTTCTTGCATCGCTTGTCCGGGATACACTTCCAGATGTTGTGCACCAGCCGACGCTGACGTGACAGAATTGTTGTACATGTTCTTAAGATTCATTTCCATATCTAAGAATCGAGGAGAACCGTAATTTCCAATGTCTTCTGGAGACAATTCTTCAGGAGGCTCTCTATTAGATTCTCCGTCACCGTCACCTTCAGCATCGTCTCCACCATCGTCTCCAAAAGGATCGGAGTCATCTCCACCACCGAATGGATCGTCGTCTCCTCCGAGATCATCTCCTCCTGCATCATCGTCTTCTTCTTCTAGAAGTAATCGTGCAGGAGTACCTCTACGAAGTATGCCGGCATGTTCCAATAATCTGCGCAATTCCCAATCCATTGTTTTTCTCCTATACGATTTTAGCGATCTTCTCGGCTTTCTTGAATCTTTCTTCGATTTGATTCCAATCGAATTCTTTCATCATGCCATATACGTATGTCTTTCGATCTGAAAGATAGTCACGATAGTAACTATGTTCCCAGCAATCCATAACGATGATTGGGGTGCACCCAATAGGAATTTGTTGCGAATGTAAATCGACAACAACGTTGATGTATCTTTTAAGCATGTGAGAGAATACAGTCACAGCCCATCCGTTCCTCGCACTTAATGCACAAGCAACAAATTCCTTTTGCCATTTATCGAATGATCCGAAATCTCTTTCCAATCTCATAAATGCCATCGAGTCCATCGTGATAATAGATCTTTGATCTGAGATGTTCTCGAAAAACAACGCATGCAAGTAAGCTGCATTCATATTGTAAACTTCGTCAATTTTAAGACTACGAAAATCACAAAAATTTGGATTGGCCGCCTCAAGGTCGGCAGTATCGAGTTTTGTACTCACTTCATTCAAAGACTCTACGTATTTCTCAAGGAGCTCCTGGTGCGCTGCTTTGTTCTTGTCAGAAAGAAGCTCTGTGGAAAGGTCGTATTTCTTCGCTTGAGTCACATAACTTTCTTTCAAAGATTGTTTCTTAAGTCCAAGTTCTTCTTGAATTATTTCTTTCAAAGTTTTGTCGTTCATTATTTCACCTCGTATTCTTTTTCAAATTCTGATTTCGTAATCTTGAGGAGAGAACCTTTTCCCATCTGCTTCATCGTATCCATCGGATCTTGTGTCGAATCGGCAGCAACTTGCATGTCCAGCGTTTCGTCATCAGATACTTTTGCAAGATCCACTTGATCCACAGATATACGTGATTCTTCATCTTCGTCAGCTTCGGTCAATTGCGCCTCGCTAGAGCCGGGCTTGAATCGAGGCGCCTCCGGATGTCGAAGAAACACTGTTGCATTTTCCCCATCGCCTTCAACATGGTCAACTGTGTATTCGTAGCCACTTCCTTTGTGTCGCACTTTCAAACCCTGAGAAAGAAGTTGATTCCCTTCTTTATCGAACATGTCGGCTTCGAAAATGTCTTTGACATTTTCTCTAAACAACTCAAGGATACGACGAGAGTATTCCTCTTTTATTAGTTGCACCATTCTTCGTTCATTACGTTTCATCATATACTCCATTATACTTTAATTAATCTTTTAAGATACCTGCAATTCGTCCCCATCGACGATAAAGGTTTTCATTAGTGTCTCCGAAAGCATTCCAAAACCGAGACGCAATCTCCTCCGGAACATCCTCATCTGGAAGAGCTTCTTCGACGACCTCTTCGATTTCTTGCTCGGACATGTCTTCGTATTTTTCCTTGTTAGAATCCATTCTATCTATCAGCTTTTGAAGTGCAGTCTCTACATCATCGGATGCATCTATATCTGATACATAATCCTGTAGCTCTTCGACTGATTCGTTTTCTTCTGGTCCGTACAGTTCTTCCATCACAGCTTTCGTCTTTGCTTCGTCATTTTTGAAGACTTTCATCAAGGATTCTTTCACTTTTGTCTTGTCCAATGAGTTCCAATCTTTATTTTTGTCCCAACCAACTTCCTCGAGCGCAGCACCGACCAATGCGATATCGTCTTTTCCCATCTTGAGTTCTGAATCGTTGAAAAGATCCCAAAGTTTCCCCTGATTCTCCTCTGGTTGCATCGTTTCTTCCGTCTGTTTGTTGACAGCCTGAAGAGCTGCAGCGGATTTCGCAGATGCTGCACCGACGAACTCTAAAACTTTGGTGATGAGCTCCTGCAGTTCCGGAAATGTCAAAGCGAACAGGCCTTGGTCACCTTCGAGCTGCTGGCCAAGAAGCTGTTCTGTCACAAGGGAAATATCCATCTTGTCATCGAGACCTTCTCCAATTACACTTGACAGAAGTGATTTTAGAAAACCACCACTCTTATTTCCTGCACTCTTAACTTCGTCAGGAGGTTCCGTATCATTAATCTCTTTCTTCGCGGTATCATACGCTGCTTTGCCTGCTTGGCCTAATTTTTCGAATCCACCCGTGAACTTGGTCCATGCTTCATCTTCCTTTTCTGCTTCGGTACCTTCGGGTAGCCAAATGCTTTTGAAAGTCTCTTTTATTTCTTCCTCATTTGCAGCAGCAGACATCGCTTTGAGAATACCGATTTGGTCGGCACCACACATGTCCTTTATCTTTAGTTCCGGATTCTTCGCAGATACGATGTCTCCAAATTGTTTTTGAAATACGATGCCATTCTTCCCAACGGAGAACACTTCTGGGAATTGTTCCGCCCATTTCGCGATTGCCATGATCCCGTTCTTCAATGCATTGACGTATATAGGATACTCAGTAGCTGCTTTCGAGATAGCACGCTCGGGTGATTCATCTTCTTGACTTTTCAACATCTTTACGTGATCTTTGAAACTATACTCATCACTGATTTTTGACATGTCTACTTTCTTAAGATCATCCAACCAAACGTCGATCATACTAAAGAAAGCAGACATCGGTATGAAAGGTTTTCCGAGATTAACGAATGCTTCCATATTTTTCTTTAATTCTTCTGCGGCCCCTTCGAACTCTTTTGAAGCTTCCAAAATTAATTGTGGATCGCATCTATCAATGCCCTCTAAGACTCTATTCATACTTCGATGTATGCGACTAATTAACATAAGACAAACTCCAACAACAGATAATTATAACGAACTGTAGTGAATTGTCTCAATTTTATGTTCACGAAGCAGTTCTATTCCTGAGGTATCTCTATATATGTCTCTGTATACGACTTTGTCGATGCCTCCGTTAATAATAGCTTTCGCACACTGAGGGCATGGAGACAACGTGATATACAGTGTCTTCTTCTTAGGGTTATTATAATCGAGTTTGATCAATGCATTTATTTCTGCGTGTATAAACCCGGAACACCCAGGCTCCATCGATTCTCGACGGTTTGAGCCGCCTTTATGATCACCATTGTAGCCTATGGCAAGTACTTGGCAATTATCCTGAGATACGATACAGCAACCCACTTTGAAATTAGGATCTGGACTTCGTCTAGCTATGTTGCCAGCGAAGTCCATCCATATCTCATCCCAGTTTGGTCTAGTCTGTTCCAAAGTGATCCTCATCAATAGATTGTTGGTCTTCTTCTTTCGTAAAGATCGAGTCCGGGTGGATGTCATTTGGTAACACGAAACCTGCAGCTTTCCTATGTCCACCGCCGCCAAATTGTTTAGAGATCTCAGATACATCCATTTTGTCATGAAAAGCACGAAGAGAACATTTATAATTACAGTTATCGTGGTCATAGTACCAGATCATAGCAAAATCACAATCTTTCGCAAGTGACGCACCAATCTCGGACATCCAGTGAGAGGAGTTTACGACCATCACGTCAAACTCGCCATATTTTCTTTTGGAAGCTTTGTCACACACTTTCTTGATAACAGTCTTAGAATATGCAAGAATATACGATCCTCTCTTTACGGCATCATCGAATACCGAATCGTCTTCAAACTTTTCGTACTCATCGAAGTCCCATCCTACCATGTCGAATGCGGCGGAGAACTCTTTCGAATAAGGAAGTTCCCATTGCCATAGGTCACGATCTTGAATGTATTGAATAAACTTCGGTGACTCTTTGCCTGGGTGAAAAAACTCCCACGCTAACATCGCACCTGACTTGGTCATGTCAAAATGAGTATTGCCAATGTCGTGGAGTTCGACCATGTTTGATTTGTGATGATCAATCACCCATAATTCTTCGGCTTGTTCGATCATTGCTTTGGTTGTGGCATTGTCATACGAAAAATCAAGAATAACAACTCTCTTTCCAGATACATCGGGAGGAGGTGAACCATGTGAAGCTGCGTGGTACTCGGCTCTATTACCTAATAGCTTCCAAGCACTGTAAGCTGCGCCGAAACCATCGTTGCAATTCGCATGGTATATCACTACGTTAACTGATTGTGGATCCATCATAATAAATCTCCGTTTAAGAACAATGTAATTATTGTACTCATCATTAATCGATTTTACATTCTACGCCACGCCACTTGAGTAAAGACAGAAGACCACCATAAAGAGTTATGTCTGGTTCCCACTCTAACGCAACTTTAGCACGAACATTATTTCCAATAGAATCTTTGACTTCGCCTTTACGAGCATCTTCGTATTTCACCGAGAATGTGTGTCTTGTCATTTGCTCTAACATTGCTATAATCGTATTGAGCGATGTTCTATCCTCGGCCGAAACGTTATACGTATGAAACCTTGTTGTAGGAGCATGAATCGCTTTCACGTTCGCTCTAGCGACATCTTTTACATGAACAAAATCTCTTGTTTGTTCTCCATCGCCATAGACGATCAAAGGCTTCTTCATCCATAAAGAATGTACCCAATTAGCGATGACACCTGAGTACGGAGAACCTGCTCTCTGTCTAGGTCCATACACATTGAAATATCGAAGACATACGTAATCTAAGCCGTACAGGTCTTTATAGATGCGAAACCAATTTTCAGATGACATCTTCGATGCACCATACGGATTAATCGGGTACATCGATGTAGATTCGCAGATTGGCAAGGCTGTATCCAGATTTCCATAAACTGCTGCCGACGAAGAATAAATTAATCTCGTATGTCCTTCTGCACATGCCTTCGCTATCTTCAATGTTTTCGCCATGTTCTGCTCAAGATAATCGAGTGGCTCGTTAATAGAGCCAGCTACACTACAAGACCCAGCCAGATGAAACACACAAGTAAACCGAGCATGCCGAATGAGATCAAGGATGTTAGAATGGGCACAATCACCGCTAATACAAACCAACCGAGGATTACGACTGTCATGCTCAACTTCGTAAGCTCCCATAAGTTGGACCAAAAGCTCTCGGATGTGTTCGTCTGCATCGAGTCTTCCTCTTCTTGGGTTCCAGCATGCGTTGGATCCGTCGTCGATGACCCAGACTCTGTTGTTTTCATCTTTCAATAACTCCTCCACCAGATGAGACCCGATAAAACCGAGTCCACCGGTTACTAAATAATTATTCATCTTCTTCCTCCGATTCTGGCGGTATCACTGACCACCTCATGTGAAATTCTTCGTCTAGATAAAGTTCTCCGTGAATGCCACTTTTGACACCCACGGATTCTACGTTCAGATCGATTGATTGGAGATGCAATTCAAGAGTTTCTGCCATTCTTTCGGCTCTCTCGTAATTACGTGCTACACCGCTAATATAATCACGATCATCTCCAATCAATCGATACCATACGAGATAACATTTCATTTGATGCCTGTGGATCCAAACCCGCCAGCTCCTCTATCTGTCTCTGTCTCGAAAAGAACGTTTTCATCAACTACCTCAACAGGACAATGGTCAACGGGAATAAGCAGAAATTGAGTCAGTTTTTCACCAGCTTCGATTGTGACGTCTGCAGTGCCTGTGTTGACTAGATGGAGATGGATCTCTCCTTGGTAATCTGAATCTACGACGCATGCGCCAACCATCAGGCCTTTCTTCAGTGCTACACCAGATTTGTTCATTGCGATCAGAGCGAATCCTTCTGGTACGTTCGCCTTGATACCCGATGGAATGAAGTATCGTTCACCAGGCGCAACTCTGCGTAAGGAATTAGGGTAATCGTTTGGCACGTAGAAATCAATACCAGCAGATCCTTGGGTGCCTCTTGTTGGTGTTTTCACATCACGTATTTTTGCAATCTTCATTATTTTTCTCCTAAGTTGATAAGCGTGTCTAAGAAATGTCTCGGGTGAGACGTCGTGAAAGTTTCTTCGTAAGGGGATGACGCAGTGACTTCCTGCCCGTGAAACGATTGGTCCGCAAAGTCCGGGTCCTGCGTATCCTCTTCTTCGAAATGTTTCTTCTCTTCCTCTGTGAGAAGAGTTTTCTCGCTCTTCGCATTTTTCGCTCCTGTGTCATTGATGTAATTTTGCCAAGCACCAATATAGGCGACGGCATCGAGGAGATTATCCTCTTTAAAGTTATATGATTGTCGAGAGAATTTGAGTGCGACCATAGCGATGAACATGTCATGGGCAGTCCATTCTTTACCAGACATTCCAGATGCGATCATTGCTGCACGTTCAAAGCCTTCGCCCATTGGGCCATATTGGCGTTCTTTCTCTTCACTTCTATTGTTGATAATGTTATTTGCTTGTTCGAGTATGTTAGACATAGATTAACTCCATAATTTCGTTTGTGTGTTGTTTAATTTGGTCAAGGGTGATATCTGTATGTGGTAACGCATGAGGCATGATTGCCTCAGTTGTTATTGTATCTTTTAATTTGTATTTTTTCAAATCTGGATAATTCTTTCGATGCGTCTTACGATAATTGTTGATGATTAGATCCATCATTCGCCAATGTTTCTCGTACACGTGATAGGAACCAGCTTGATGATAATAGTGACCAAGTTCTACGTTTGCACCGAGCATGTTGAGCTCATTAAGCATCAGTTGTTGAAACATACAGAATGTCCATACATCATTACAAAAACCAAACACTGCATCGTTAGAACGCATATTCACGCCGAGGTGTAGCTTGTTGTCTCGGATAAAGAAGTGAATATATTGCGTACAAGTGTAGTCTTTTGTATTAGCATGTTTGTGTCGAGGTTGATTAATCGCTATTGTTGCACGACGGGTGTCTCGATCTGATAGAAGTTCTGTTCGAACCCATTCCCACTGCGTGGTGTTCGTTTTCATTCCATGTTGTTGATTGAACATGTATTCGCCATAGTTCGATTCACATTCTCCTTTTGAATCTTGTATTTGATTCCATACGTCGGCAAACTTACCGATGTTCTTGACCTGTCTGTCACGACTGAGATACCAAAGCCATTCGGCGATTGCATACGTGGGTTTGAACTTACGAATAGGAGGTGCGATTGTGAGTGCGGTGGGATCGAGGATACAAATGTTGTGAAACAACATCTCTCTTTGATTCGATCCGCGGGATGATACGTTTGAGCCTTTGCGTTTAAGTTTTGCAAGTGATTCGCAGAAGGCGGAATTAAGATCTTTGAATGTGTCCATGTGTACTCCATAAATGAAAAATGCTAGCGGTTACCCACTAGCATTATACTCCGACCAAGGAATATTTTCAAATTGTTTTCTGTTTGAAATTGTTTTGCATGAGGAATGATTGTTCGCTCATCTCGAGTTCACCACGAAGGTACTTAAGCACTTCAGTAGTCATGTCTGCCGCTGTGAACGAAGGTACATTCTGTGCTAGCATGTTCAACGCTGCACCCGATTCAGACGGTGAAAACTCAAAGTCATGAGGCATGCCCATCAAGTGCATCACTTCTCGTATATTCAAATATCTTTCTTCTATTGGATGCATCGTGGATGTGATTGTACGGCCGACCATCGCATTCACCTTCTTATCGAAGAAGAACGGGCCTGGGACCATATAATTTTTGCCATTGTCAAGTTTTGTCTTTGCGTTTAGAAGTCTCTTGTAATCTTTTTCGTCTTTCCCGTATTTCTCTTCGATCCATTGGAGACATTCGTTCATCAAGTCTTTTTTCTCTAACCATCGCCAATACGAATGCTTTGGCTTTTTTGAGTTTCCTTCTGATTTGATGAAAAGTTCGTGTCTCTGCATAGTCTTCTGTTGTACGAACCTGCGAATAAGAGAATCATTGACGTCTTTGTTTGAAATGAACTCATCTTGTCCCGATGCGCTCGCCGGGATTTGATTCAAAAAGTCTTCGAGTTCTGGCATGTACCTGTCGTACCAGTTCATGATCGGTGCGTGCTCTGAATCCCAAAAGAAATAGAATGTACGATCTCGGTGTTGAGGTGCACCATGTTTCGATGTGCTCGTCTTATACAATGAAAATGAATAACCATGTTTAGTCCCGATCTCTCGTAGCTTCTCACGAACATCTTTGCCAGAGTTCGTGAATAACGCAGGTGCATTCTCACCCCAGAACACTCGTGGTTTCACATAGCCTAGCACATACTCGGCAGATTCGAACATCCACTTGTTCATACTGTCTCGTTGTGCACTACCAGATTTGGCAGTAGACAATTGTGATAATCCGGCACACGGGCACACCGAGTTTACGAAATCAAGCTGTTCAGGAAACGATTCCTTTGGGTCATTGCCCTCATCGATAAGGAATACGGGTATCTCATCCCAGTGTCGATAGAAGAACGCCTCGTTCGCTGCAAAAGGTGTATAACTCATGTTGTATAGGGGTTTCGTACCGGTTGCCTTGTGACAACCAAAGGCGGATCCTCCGATAAGAGGAACCATCGTTGCCCACTTGGGCTCGTTTGTTTCAGACATAGTCTCTCCTGTTTTGGATTATTATACCACGATCATCCTAAGAAGATACGCATCTTCGACCATTTTGTTGATTTTCCATAGTGGTTGGAAGATACGATGCCAACGCACACTGTGTATGGTGCGACATTTTCCTCACCATTCCAGCCCCAACAGTTCATCCACTCTTGCTTACCGTTAGATCCCATCACACGTAGACGTAGATAGTGTTTGCCTGTCTTAGTCTTCTTCTTTACGGCTTTGACGACAATCCACCAGTATGCATCTGTAGGATCTTCGTATTCATCGATTGGCTTGAAGTTCTTCTCTTCGAATACACGAGCGTAACGAGGAGGAATAACTGTACCAATGTTGACAGAACCAAGATGATTCATTTCGTTTTCGATGATTTGCTTTCGATTGTATGGAAGAGTGTCGACTGTATCGGCAATGGATAGGAGCATGTCGTTGTATCCTCTAGAAGGATCTGACTTGAGCTTCTTCTTCCATTTCGACCAACCCGGGATAAGAGCTTGCTCCATGTGATGGTAGTTAGCGAATGTCTTACCGGGACCGACGATGTCCATAGATTCGAAAGCTTTGATATGGATTAACGACTCCATCGCTTTCTTATTGAATTTACTCACCTTCCAATTCATTTGTGAATCAAAGAGAAGCGATTCGATCGTTGTGAATTTCTTGTCTTTAAGTCTATTGCGAAACTTGATGATTTCATCGATGGCCGCCTGACCAATACCTTTGCACGATGCAAACGATGGCATAAACTTCTTGCCTTCGAGGATAGCCCATGAATCTGTAGCATAATTGATGTCGATTGGTACGATTTCATAACCAAGCGCTTTCACCTCGGAGAATGCTTTGTTTCGTTTGTCGGCATTCTTTTCCATAGATTCGAGGTATGCGCACAACCATTCCTCTTCATAGTATGTCATTAACCATGCACAGTAATACGAATCCATCGCATAAGCAACCGCATGAGACTTATTGAAAGAATAGGCAGTGAACTTCATGATGTTCTCGTATAGTTTATCGGCTTGATCGTGGCGAAGACCACTAGCTTTGAAACCTGTCATGATACGATCTTTAAGAGCTTTCGCTTTCTTCTTCGCATCACCCGAGGATTGTTGAGGCTTCATCATCTTACGAATGGCATTACATTCATCGAGGGGTATTTGACCAAGACGATTTACGATAGCCATCGTTTGTTCTTGGAATACCAACATACCATACGTTTCAGACAGGATCTCCTCGAGGATCGGATGATCGTAGGTGATCGATTGTGGGTCAGCTTTTGCTTTGGTGTACTTTCTATCGATACCCATCGCAAGAGGACCAGGCCGATAGATTGACGTAAGAGCCGCAATGTCAAGGATTGATTGGGGTTTAGCTCGCTGGAACATTCGTTGTGCACCATTGTTTGTGCATTGGAAGATACCAGCCCATCGACCCTCTTCGTACACTTTGTATACGCTTTGGTCATTCCAGTCAATCACGTCATTACCCATGTTCTCGTCGAACCAGTGTTTGATCATACCGAATGTCACTTCTTTACGACCTTTGCGTCTTTTCAGAATAAGCTCGATCGTGCGCTCGATGATACGAAGGGTTTCCAAACCGAGCAAATCAAACTTTACCCAACCGAAATGTTCGAGGTGTTTGTATGACGCACCTTCAACCCACGGTGTTTGTAGTTCACCACGTGCTTTGATAAGAGGCATGCGCTCTGCGATGTTCTCTGAAACAATAACGCCACCAGCGTGCCGACCAAGTGCTTTATTCTGTTTGAATAGAACATCGATTGGTTCGGCAATCTCAGGATGCTCGGTGATGAGTTGTTGGAATGAGGGTGAATACTCCATCGCCCATTCGAGGGTAGGCTGTACAGGACCGTTGGTTTCGATACCATTCGCACGTAGACCTTGTTTCACATCTGATTCGAGAGGTGCGAGGTGTTTATTCACATACGAGAAGTCTAGACCATAGAATCGGGAGATGTCTTTCACCAACGATTTAAGTTGGAAACGATTGTAGTTCGAGATAGGTACGATGTTGTCGTTGCCAAACTCTTCTCGCATGAGGTGAAGTAATTTATCACGATCACCAATGTCTGTATCGATGTCGGGATAGTCGGAACGGTTAGGATCCATAAACCTTGAGAATAGAAGACCATATTTGAGCGGGTCTACATCGGTGATGCCAAGGACGTAGTTCACAAGGGAACCTGCACCAGAACCACGACCCGGACCGACAAACATGTGTTTCTTAGCCAAGTCGATGATCGCTTTGGTCGTAAGGAAGTATTCAGCAAACTCTTTTTCGAAGATGATTCGTAACTCGTGTTTCAGTTGTGTCACATATTTCTCTTGCGTATGAAGTCCTTTAGCGACGAGGCCTTTCTTAGCTGCTTCGATTAACGCTTGGTTCGCACTCTTACCTTTTGGAATAGTGTACGATGGAAGTTTCATCTTCGTATCTGGATGGATGTCTTCGATTCTTTCGTAAGCAATCTCATGTGTTCTTTCGATTGCGTCACAAACAAGGTCATCGTCGTACCAATCGTAGTTTACAGTGGTAGTCTTATATGAATCCCATACTTGTGTTGCATTCTTTGGGTACAACTCACATTTGAGATCTTCGATAGATTGCGGGAGCTGCGAAGGATCAAAGTTTGTATGTCCTAACCAACCAAGCTTCTTGTACAACTCTCGTTCTTTCCAATGACCTGGGCGTGAATAGTGAGAGTCACATGTGACGATTAGTTTATCGTTGAGATCGTTGCGTTTGGCAAACTCGATAAGTGCACGATTCACAAGGTGTTGTGCGTTGAGTTTATTGAATTGTAGTTCTAAGAAAACACCATCGACTCCAACGGCATTGACGAGGTCACGATAACCGTTGCCAACAGATTCGAGGACTCGTTCGAGTGTGTCGGGATCATCCAACAACTCGGGGACAAGATCATCGAAACCTTTGTCTTGGAAGTGACGAAACACTTCATAGGATAACGGGCCACCCAGACATGCGCTAGATACGATGATGTGGCCACCTTTGGCTGCTTCTCGTAACATCTTATAGTCTACACGAGGGAAGCGATAGAAACCTTCGTTATAGCCACGAGAGACAAGATGGAACAATCTTTGTAAACCTGTCGATGTAGTCGGGAGGACAACAAGGTGGTGGCGTCTTTTGATTGGGTCATAAAACTTGCCAGATTTTGTTTCCTCTTCGTTCTCGATTGTAAGACCTTCATCTTCATCGGAAGCTTCGACCATGTCGTTGGCAATCGAAGCGGAGAGAGGTGTGTCTAGGTTAGTCAACAAAGATTTGATTCGCATCACTTCGATCTTGTCGTCTTTCTTTGTTGCTTTAGCAAGATCGTATTGAAGTTGCCAAGTTTGCAGGTCAGGATGTACGTACATCTCGCAACCTGGGATAAACTTGAAATTAGCTCCTTGCGCATTTAGCTTTTGTACGTGAAGGTACGCATGTGCGAAAGAGTTCATGTGGCCATGATTTGTGATGGCCAGTGCGTTCATACCGTTCTCTCTTACGAAGTCGATATGGTCTTGAGGATAGTCCAAGCCATCGAAGGTTGAAAAACCGTCGTGTGCGTGGAGTCCTACGAAATGTTTTGGTGTTCTACTCATATAATTTCTCCTTGGTCAATGAGTATTGTACTGTGTGTTTGTTCATTTTACAAGCTCGATCTTGCCTAACTCGAGTGCGAGATCAAAGTCTTCCTTGCGAATACCCTTGATGACGCCTTCTTGCAAGACTTCGTACCACCAGACGTAATCTCCTACGCCTGGGTACACCTCTACTTTCGCAAGACTTGTGGTTACGAATGTGAGGGTACTGCCTGTGTGTCGATATAACTGTCCTATCACATATCCACCCGGGTTGTCTGCATTCGTAAAATAGATTTCGCTGTGCAAAGAAGGAGTGTCCCGTAAATACATAGACAACAACTTGCACCGAGTGCCAGTCCTTTCGTGGTATATCGTAATTTCCTTCTGATCTTAAAAGGTGTCATAGGTGTCTCCTTCGAACACAAACTCGGTGGGTGCGATTACTTTTGGACACGGTTTGTTTCCATGTCTGGCAACCCATTCCGTCTTGGCGGTGTCATATAAACATAAGGCTGCTTCGTTCACATCGTACTTGTTCTTTTCTAGACGATGTTCAGTGTTCGAGATAAGTTCGACCAATTCTTGGTCTGACCATTCTTTGATGGCCTGCGTGAGAGGTACGGGTATGAAATACTCTTGTGACATATTAGCTCCTATTTTTTTGTGTAGTGTCGTGAGATGGATTTAAGATGACCCACAGCAACTGGGATGACATGCATGTGAGGCAGCCAGGGATTAGGGCCGAAGAAAACTTCGCATCGTGGTTCGGTTTCTTTGGGTTGCATGCGTAGGTCGTATTCAACATGAGAAATCACCAACCCGAGGAGAACGTGTGGCTCTTCTCCCATTCTCGGTATTCTTACTTGGACCAACGTTCCGATCGGAAATTTCCGTTTCATCTTCTTCATAATTCTTTTCTCCGAATAATTCACGCTCTAGACGCATCATCATAACTTTGAGCTCCATAAATGTCTTTCGATTAGATCGTAAGATTTCGGATTCTTCGGCGTTGTCGATCTTTCTAGAGAAATCGTTATCCATGAGTGTTGATCCAATCGTGAAGTGCATCTTGTCGAGCAATTTTTCGTATTCTGTCATTTTGACTCCTGATTAATAGTGTTACACTATTAATTTAATTCATTTTCAGGAGTATTTGTACAGATGTGCTTATTCTGTCTCGAGATTAACTAAAATTTTGATCATCTCTATCTTAGGCGGCAGTTTTATACCCTGTTTCGTAAGACACGCAGTAAGTATTTTGACTCTTAATTCTAGATTGTCCCAATTTGTTCCCCATTGCCACGCTAAAGAATCTTGTATCTCCGATACTTTTCTAGACATTATGTTATATTCGTCGTTTATCATTTTTAACTGACTATTGGCTTGAAGTTCATCAACGTATTCGTCAACTTGGATGCCGATATGTAACAATCTGCTCCATTGCTGGAGCTCATACAAGCTTCTGGCCTCCAAGAACCACGTCTGCCGCCTAGCTATTTCGATTGCTGTAAGTTCTTGGAATGACAATCGGTCTGGATGACATTTCTTCGCTATCCCCTTCCATAATCTCTTCGCCCATTCAGGAGCTTCGGGTCCATCGTTAATTTCTGGAGGCTCAAAATTCGTTTCAGATTGGTGTTCATTCGTGGAACTCTCAGTTTTATTCGAATTTGATTGGGCGCTTTCTTCGTATAAAGAAAGATCCGTCGAAGATTGTCCGCCTTTATTTGGTGCGGATTTTTCTTGACGGATCATGTCAATGACTTCTTCAATTTCTGATATATACTCTGTTTGAATTTCTGATAGCTCTTTATGGACTATTATGACAGATTCAATCATTTTTGAAACTTCTAAAAGTCTTCGCTTTTGTCGTTTCGTAAGTGGCATTAAGATCTCCTATTCGAAGAGACCTTTAACCTCCTCGGCTTTTTCGAACTCTTCTTCTGTAAAGTTTTCACTCGACTGGTGCGCCTCTAACTCTTCCAATAACTTTGCCACCCAATGTTCGAACTGGCTATTGTAATTAGGGGTGATCCCTAGTAATCCTTCTGTAGTTTCTGTAACTTCGATTTGTCTTAGATTGTCGACTACGTCAGTTCCTGTAAGAAGTGCAAGTTGCAAAGTCTTTGCGATTGTTGAGATGACTGAGTCATCGAATTTGAATGTTTTGTCGCTCATTTATTCCTCCGGTTCGAATGTTGCGAGCAATGGATACCCATTTTCTCTAAAGAATTGTACCACACGATTGCATTTTGTTTCGGCTATCTCTTTGGATAACCCGCCTTGCGCGATGCCTTTGCCTTTTTCATGGACATGTATCATGATTTGATATGCAGCTTGCGCATCTCTACGAAAGAAATGCATCAGCGAAAATACTACCAAGTCCATAGGCGTGTAGTCGTCGTTATGGTAGACAACTTTGTATTTTTTCGGCGGTTTCACTTTGTTCTTTGCTTTCTCTTTATCTAAGAGATCTACGCCAGAACCGCCATCTTTATTCGTCTTCTTCTTTTCCGCCACGTTTCCTCCTAGTCTTCAATGCTTCTTTCATTATGTTGATAGAGTTTTCCAATCTAACGATATAGTCGGCTCCGATAAATACCTCGTGCACCCATCGTTGGATTTCTGGATGGTCTTCTGGATGAAGCCTGATGGCCTCCAACAGATTTGTTTCTTGTAATTTTAGAACCTTTACTGTTTCCTCGACAGACACGATCTTCTTTTTCATTTCTTCCCTTTGTTTCTTATTCATCAATCACCTCTAGAGTGTCTCGATGTGAAACACGAACCAACACGCCTTTGTCGTTGGTATAGTCCACAAGAACCCCATCGTACTTGCAAAAGGCTACGATAGTACCTTCACCCAATCGAACATGTTTCACTCGAGACCCTATTCTCACTTTTGTACCTCAGGCACCCAATGCGTGGATCTACCATCATCAGTCTTTTCTTTGATCACGGGATTGCCTTCGGGATCTTGTTTCTGTCCGTACACAACCATCTTCTGTGTGTATGATCCGGGTTGGTCATCGAACGACTGATACGATGCAATTGTGGCACCACCTGATTCGTATGACGTACGCATCACTCGTTTAATTGCTTCGTTAAGATCGGCGAACTCTACATCTGTGATATCTTTCACTTTTCTTTTTGGCGAGATCTTCGCAAGCCACAATGAATCAGCTTTGATATAGTTGCCTACGCCACAGACGAGAGATTGTTTCATCAGTGCTTTTGCGATAGACCATTCGGGCTTTTTCATCAAAGCTTCTTTGAACACATGTGTTGGCACGTCTTGTGCGAGCATATCTGGACCAAGGGTCTTTAATTTCTTCAGCATCTCGTGTTTGCCTTTCACAAACTTCAGCGTACCAAAGTTTCGCATGTCATTGAAATGAATGTAAGTTCCATCACTGAAATCAAATCGTATGCGAGCGTACTTGCCACCATCTGTATTCCAATAACCTGTCATGCCAAGCGTCGACCAGATGTAAGATTCTTCCGAACATAGCGCAAAGATAAACTTTCCGTGACAGCCAGCTCCTACGACTCTGATAGGCAGTGATGCCTTGAAATCATCGATGCCACCTGGAGCTTCTTTTGTGTATCGTCCAGATAGGATCTCTATGTTAGTGATTGTTTTGTTTGTCATTGCACGAGCAAGACCTTCTGCTGTGCGTTTTACTTCAGGACCTTCAGGCAAAATTACCTCCGTATATTGTTTTGTGTGTATAGTACAATTATATACAGAAGCTGAAAACTTTACAAAACATAAAAGAAGGAGGAGATTGCTAACTGCCAGATGAGGTTCGTTGTCCTATCGCATAGGACGATAATTAAGTATGGTGTCACCTGCAATTCTCACAATTCTAATTATGTTGTTCATTACATAAAGAACTTAAGAATTCCCATTAATCCAGCCATCATAATTTGCACCACCGCAAACATCGTGATCGCCTTCGTCTTGAAAAGCTCATGTGCTTTCACCATATCTTGCATCTCTTTGAGCTGCGTAGGTGATGCGACTTCGTCGATCCTTTCTTTCCAAGCTGAAAGTTCTTTTACTTTATCTTCTTTTGCTTTTAATTCAGCTATCTCCGATTTGAGATCGCCAATCTGGACTTTAAGTCCTTCTATGCCTTTGGCAAGCGTTTCTAATTCTTTCAATACGAGACGAGAGTATTCGCCCCAACCATTATTATCACCGGTCATCGTAGGTCTCCGTAAATATGCGCACTTTTGGAACCCACTCTAAATTAACATAAACTCAACAAATAAGTATGGGAAACTTTAAGATAAACCTCGTATTTCTCGATACGAGGCGATCGCAACTGGCCATAACTCTTCTACGATTGAGAGACACCCACGCGCAACTTGTTGAATCTCCCACTGCGCACCATCGTGTGTTCTGAGCTCTATAAATTTAATTAAATTATTGAGGTTTACTGTCCCGTAATATTCGGTGTACAGATTTTGTGGAAGCACACCTCTTGCTTGTTCGCGGCATACGCCTTTACTCATTAGATCGTTGTATAAACTAACAGACTGACGATGATGAGTTCTAACCACAGCGCTAGCATAATTGGGTCCGCCATCTTCGAAGTAACCCATGATTGGATCGAGTTCATCGACATTAGAAGCTTGTCGGTTAGACTTATGCTGGGTACGAAATGTTTTGGGTTCGTAGAACTGTAAGTTTTCTTCGGTATATCTTCTTGAGATTTCATTGTAGCTCCAAGTACGATGGCGATGATGTTGTGAACGAATGAATAAGGGAACCTTGAAACGAAATGTTACTAGACAATGCTCTAACGTAGAAGTGTGTCTGTGCTTGATTAAATACTTGATAAGCTTTTTGTCTTTTGCATCAAGCTCTTCTTTATGTTTTCCAAACGACACACGCGCACTATTAACGATCGAAAGATCTGAGCCCATGTGTTCTACGTATTCTACTTTGCCTACGTCATCGCCGTATAGATAGATTGGTTGCATGCTCACTCCTTCACCTTTCTTGGTAGCGTTATATCATGAATCTTCTTGGCCGTTCTTTTCATACCAAGAAGATTGAATACTTCCATCATTGGGTGACCAACGATGTTATGGAATGAATACCTAAACCTTTTCATATTGTCTCCTTTCTAGCATTATACTCAATGGCCTAGTAATTTTTAATAAGTATTTCGGTAGCAAGGCAACCTTCTTTGTCTTTACGACCAGACGTATATTTGTGGCCCATGTACATGTGCATTGTCCAATCGTCGTTAAACTTGTCGCCAAACCATCCACCTTGCGAATGTGACCTTCCTCGAGGAGTGAAGACCCACTTGATTTGTTCGCCTTCATGGTGTTCTCTATTCGAAAGCGCCGCGTATCCACCGAGTCTGTGGACATCTTTCATGAAATCGCACAGTTGTTCTTGACAAGTGTCGTCAAATTCGCCTGCAGCACGATAATTTTCATGTGAAAGCCTATACGGTGGATCTGCGTACATCCAAACTCCTTTGTCAACCCATTTTGCTGTGTCTTCATACGATTCTTTCGTAATTACGCATGATTTTAAGAACTCAATGAAATCAAGCTCTTCCACTTCGAGCTTTTCGAACCACGACTTCTTCCACCACATGTTTCCCGCGGATGTTCCGTATCTGCCGGGATACTTTTTTGATTGACCCCAGAACCCATTAAAATTAATTCGCATCATAAACATCAACAATGCGCTTTCTTCCACTTCATTCGAAAAGTCACGATCCCAATACTTCTGTCGCAGTTCATAATAGTATTCTTTGCGCTCCGGAGAGATCTGAGGTTTCGGTGGAGGCGTGATTGCAAGGTATGGTTGTAAGAACTTACGTCCCCACTTCTGATACTCGGCTGTGTGATTCATCATCACGTGATATAACTGATTTAATTCATCGTTTAAATCGTTAATCACAATGGGAAGCTCTGGATATAGTTGTCTGATCCAGTATGCCACCTGTGTGGAACCTGCGAACATGTCGACAAACATCTTTGGTTCTTGCACTAAGAAGCCCGATAACTCATATTTCTTGAGCATTCGGGCTTTCGAGCCTGCGTATTTAAACGGTGGCTTCTTGGGTGTTTCCATTTTCTTTGTATCTAGAGATACGGGTACATCGATAATCATATAAGTCTCCTACTATAGAGACATTATACATAGATCATCTAATTTGATTAGGGCATAGTCCAACGAATCATCGATGGATTCGGCTCATCACCAATGAATACTCTTTCAAATGCAGACTTTGTCAACCAGTTGTCGAAATCCATATCGCCATCTTGGGCTATTTCCAACATGGAGTTTCGGATGAACTGATGTTCTGCAGGTTCCATCACGTGATACACTTGATCTCCGTTTTCCAACATTTCACACATCATTGCTAGTTCTTCTTTGAATTCAGCGAATCCATCTACATCCAAGATTTCTTTAAGGGTGCCGGCAGGAATAAACGTATCACCTTGTAATGCACTTTCTGGCAATTTGTCAAATGCCGGTACTTGGTCAAGGGCTTCTCGTAAAAGCCTTCTTAATTTTCTTCTATCCATAACTTATTTATTTCATCCTTTGCATTACAGTAGCTGATAAAGCAGAATACACATCAGGAAGTTCTTCTTTCATTCGTTCTAGAAATAAGAATCCTTGGTCAGGGTTCTCCTCGAAGTATCCGCCAACTGTAAGACCAATATTTCTTCCAGTTTGGACATTCTTCATTCCAAGTCCGGCTTCGACAGTTCCGGGAACAGTGACTGAGATACTTTGCTCACCCTCATCACGACCTGATGTGACTAAACCAACCGAGGGATCGTCTGTATGTTGCGCATAAGGGTTCTCCATCGACATCAAGATACTTCTCGCATCAAAGTTTTCCAAAGTGATATGCCAATGATACTTCTTAAGTTGAGGATCTACTTCCTTCAATGTTTCGATAAGATCCGGACCAGTGTATGGTTTTGCTTTGCGTCTTTCGTTGATACTAGTATTCTTCTTTCCAAAAGCTAGATGATTCCATTCTTTTAGTAAATTACTCATTTTATTTCTCCTAATAGTTTTTGTATATTTAGGCCGCCACAATCGATCTTTTTCTTAGAGCAATGAAAATGATTCATAAACCCTTTAAACTTACCTGAAGCGGCGATTTTATCGTAAGCCCATTGTTCGGCTGGTGCCTCGAGAGGAACACCACAACCTTCGTGGATTGCTTTCCACAATGCTTTAAGAGCATTGATTTGTTCGGGATAGAACCAAGTGAAAGGATCAAGCTCTTTGTTTTGTGCCAATGCACCTTCCATCATTGGTCGTTCCTTGCCTACATTCCTTTTGTACCAAGATTGATATTTCGGATAGTATGCATTACTTATCTCTACACCTACAGACGAATGATTCACATTGCGATTCCCAGCATGCCAACAAGCATCGTTGATGTCGTGAAGTTGAATGATTGTTCCATCATTGTCGATACAGAAGTGTACGGACACATTGCGTTGTTTTAGAACCTTCGCACATGATGTGCTATTCAAACATACATCCCAATGATTAACAAAAGAACGTATGGTTCGTTTCTTAGAGTACGGAGTCAAGCCTTTCGATATAGCATACGGGAAACCCGCATCCTTAAATGTGTGTACTTTGTCAGCGGGCCAATCGATACGAATGGGTTGGTCTTTATACCAAAGCACATCTGAATCATTCGGGTTCCATTCGGGTCCTACGAAAGGATGCTCGGCTTCCATCTTCGCGACTAGTCTACGATAAGTTGTAGGACCACACATGCCATCTGCAGATAACCTGTATTCTCGTTGGAATGCTCGGATCGCATTCTGCAGCTTTCGATCGAACATAGTATGGCCGGGCAAGAACCATGACGGTTCCCATCCTAATTTCGCTGCGCTTGCCTCGTTATAGAAGTCTTTGTCTACTGCCATGTCTATTTCCGTCTATTTTTTTCGTCTAACGTAAGGAACAAAATCATCTTGGTATTTGTGCCCTTTCGGAAGAGCATATAGCTCTCGTGTTTCTTTTGGGGTCATCCAATCAGGTTTCGAATGATCATGATCTAGATCGTTCTTTGGGTGCCAGTCTCCATAGAAAGAATCAATGGTTTCTGAACCAACCAACTCAAACAGAGCTCTGTCGAACAGATCGTGATCATGCTTCTTTTCGAAGGCTACATCTTGTGAGATGTCATCTCGAGGAAAAGCCTCCTTAACTTGGCCCTCTATGAACTTGTAATCCAAGCCATTCCATCCCTCCCAGTATTCTAAAACATTAATAATGGCCCATTGATACCATTCGTACATCTCCATCCAATCTGGATGAATGTCACCATATTCGTTCTCGTAATGTTCATGTTCTAAAATGACTTTTTGAATAATTTTCCGGAGTTGATTTCCTGATAAATTCATCTGCATGCTCCACTAGCTGCTTATCGATTCAACCGGTTGTATTCTTGGATGCCAGCTTCGATAGATCTTTGGCCCAAAGCGCGAGCTTCTGCTTCTGAAAGTCCTTGTTGCATGGCAATGATCGTTCCTTCTAGGAGGTGATCAGAATAGTCAGCTTGTACGCTGCCAGAACCCCAGCCTAATTTCATGGCTTCGTTGATTACTCTTCTCAGTGTTTTTCTTAATTGTCGTTTGTTCATTAGATTACTCCATCTTGTCTGAGGATTCTGAAGACTTCATCGAAGTAATTGCTCATTGGGTCTTCTCCTTCTAACGAAAGTAATTGGTGTAGTCCCGTCATGAACGCCCAACAGTAGGACTTTATTGATTTCTTTCTATTCGATTTAGCATAGTCCATAACGAACTCTCCACCAAAAAATTCAGGGTCTCGACCATCAGGCATTTCCCTTCCTCTCATTACGTAACCAGCGGTGTTAGCAATATATTCCATTGCTTTTGTTACAGATGGTTCGTCTCTTTGGCCTTTTCCGAATCTAGCAGATAAGTGTTTGATGTGACTCCATATCGAATACGTCTTGTCACCGAATGGGTCGCCAGCTTTTGCTTCTAAAATAGTCGATCGGATTGCTTTTCGCAATTGTGATTCTGTTAGTCTCATTTTATTCTCCTTTTGCAGTAAACCGGTTCTCGCTCGTTGTTGAAGAAGATACACGTACGTTTCATATTGATTTGCATGTCCCTGCAAAAGATCATCCAAACCGAGAGACATGCCAAGAGACTCAAACTGCCGATATATTGCTTCGATAAACTCGACATAATATTTCATAACTATTAGACCATTCGCAGCAATCGTTTCAGCATCTTGATTTGCAGATGCAGGTTGCTGTGCGAGAAGACCGGCTGCCATCGATAATGACGAAACAGGATCGGCCAGTGTTTCATCACCAGTCAATCCTATTCCTTTTTCTACGATGCCGTCTAGATCTTCGTCTAACTGAGTGTAGATCTCGCCATATAAATTAACGTGATCGCCACTGAACCCTGTTCCTTTTGTGACATGATGTGCAGCATGAAACCATGCAATCATTGCACGATGCATACCAATCCATTGTCGGAATATGTGTTCCATAGACTTTCTCCAAAATAAACTCCATTCTAATTATACAGAAGAAGTCTATTTTGTTTCGGGTTCTACGAAATTGATAGACACATCAACTTTAATGTCTAGAGTTGGAACTCCAATTTTGTCAGAAATACCAATTTCGATTGCTCTTTCAGGTTCTACGAACCAGTCGGCACGTCCGCGCTTGTTGATCTTCTTGTGAAACCACTTCGCTGTTTTACCAGTATTTTCTGCAAGAATCTGGTAGATCTTTTCATTCAAACGTTTCGTTTCATCTGCGCTTGCTTGGATCTCAGAGTTTTTGCCCCAAGCACCTGAACTCACATCGTGAATCATCAATGTAGCGTCTTCTGAGATATATCGCATTCCTTTCGCTCCACACGAAGCAAGAATAACACCACACGACATGGCCTTGCCCTCTACGATAGTCGCAACAGGTACCTTAGAAGATTTAATCGCAGCAATCATAGACATAAGCGAATATACTTGACCTCCATAAGAATCGATGATCACGGGAATGACAGGCTGTCCAGTGTTTTGAGCTACTCCCATTTTTGCAGCAAAGTCGGCCGCGGCTTCCTCGGTGAAATCATTTACTCGAATCATAACGGGAGAGTGTTTTAATTCGATGTCTTTGATAAGTGGTGATACTTTAGTTGTCCAGTGCATATATGCTCCTTTGGGTTAGTTATTGTGTAGTAGTGTTGTATTATTACTATACTCTGTTCAGCCAGATTTTACAAAAAACGACGACTCGTAAGAGCCGCCGTTAGGAGTAAAAACTTTAATTTATTTTTCAGATTATCCGCATTTACCATGTCCGCACGATTTACACGTGACACACCCTTCTTGATACACAAGTGATCCTTCTGCACCACAGGATGGACAAGTCTTGTCAACTTCTGTACCGTCCACGATATAATTTTTCAAACACCGTGCAATCACTTTAGAAAACGAGAATAGATCAGCCTCACGATCTTTTTGCATCTGTTCTACCAGATACTGTACAGGTACGCCATGACGCAGAGCCAAAGAAATAGTTCGAGTGTATCCTGCATGATTTGCATTAGCAAAGACGGATACGACATCTTTGATATTAAGCGTGTCTTCAGTGTCGCCAATCGAGAGGTCGTATTTTGAATTAGTCGTCTTGAACGCTCTCTTAGTAAGAGTGCCATTTTTAATTCTCCGTGGAAGTTCGATCATCTCAGCTTCCCCTCCGATTACTTCGTAGGGTTTGCCATCCATCAAGCCAACGAGTACAACCCATTTTTGGCCTTTGACAGAAGTATGAAATATGTCACAGTCGAGTGTTTCGGGTCTTTTCGGCGCATGTCTTTCGCCAAATGTCTCTTCTTTCTTGTCATCGGTAGATACGAGGACACCAGAACGTGAACCATCTCGATAAACAGTCACACCTTTGCATCCTAATTCCCAGCCGAGCATGTAGATGTCTTTTACTGTGTCAACATCGATGTCATTTGGAAGATTCGTTGTATTCGAGATAGCATGACAGATCCACTTTTGCGCAACTGATTGAAGCTTGACTTTTGCGCGCCAGTCGATTTCGTTTGCAGTACCACCGTGATATGGGGAGTGTTCGATGGCTGTATCTACTTCCTCGTCAGAAACGTGGTTCACGGCCATCCATTCTTTGAACTTGTGATGATACACGTTGAACTCTGTCCATTCGTCCCCAAGGTCATCTACGAACATTACCTCTTCACCATTGACAGCTTTCTTACGACGCTTGTAGTATAACATGAAAGCAGGTTCGATACCTGACGTAGTTTGAGTAAGACACGAAACTGAGCCTGCAGGCGCTGTCGTTGTGTTCGCAATGTTGCGACGGCCGTATTGCCTATAGTCAGCTTGGACAGGATCTACAAGTTCGTTGACAACACGGCTGATAAATGGGTGGCCTTCTTCTTTGGATGCATCGAAGATTGGGAATGCTCCTCGTTCTTTTGCAAGCTGGATAGACTCTTCGTAAGAAGCGAGAGATAACCACTTATAGATCTCTTCAACTGTTTCGATTGAATCGTCATCTCCATAGGTTTGGCCTAACATAGCAATCGTATCTCCAAGGCCTGTGACGCCTAATCCTGTTCTTCTACCATTGACAGCCACCTGTCTTATCGTATGCCACAGATTGCGTTCGTAGTATTTGGTCTCATCGGTCTCTGGATCGTTGTCGATTTTCGCAAGGATCTTATCGATTTGTTCGATTTCAATGTCGATCATGTCATCCATCAATCGTTGTGCTTTTCTAGACATGATACGGAACTTGCCCCAATCGAAGGAGGCCTTGTCTGTCCATGCATTGTCTACGAAAGAAGTGAGGTTCATTAACATAAGTCGGCATGAATCGTATGGAGAAAGAATAATCTCTCCGCACGGGTTGGTCGAAACAGAACCAAATCCTTGATCTGCATACGCATCCGACGGTGTCATCCGTGTAGCTGTATCCCAGAAAAGAACACCCGGCTCCGCCGATGCATGTGCACCTTCGATGAGTTCGTTCCAAACTTCGGTAGCATCAGCAGTGTTCTTAATCTCAGGATTATCAGAATCAACAGGCCACCGTTGTTCGTAGGCATCGTTATTCTTCACAGCAAACATAAACTCATCGGAGACTCGTACTGAGATGTTCGCACCTGTCACTTTTGTGAGATCTCTTTTGATCTTGATGAACTCCATCACTTGTGGGTGATGCACCGAGATAGAAAGCATCAGGGCACCACGGCGACCACCTTGCGCAACCTCTCGACATGAATTAGAGAATCTATCCATAAAGACTTCGATACCATCGGTAGTCTTAGCAGCATTAGAAGTAGACATACCTTTTGGCCGAATCGTGGAGATGTCGAATCCAACGCCACCTCTTCGCTTCATAATCTGTACTTGTTCTTGATCTGTTTTCAAGATACCACCATAGGAGTCTTCGGGAGCCTCGATCACAAAACAGTTGGAGATAGACTGGATCTTAGCTTCGTTGCCGATACCAGACATGGGTGAACCTTGAGGAACAACGTATCTAAAACCTTGGAACAGGCTGTAGATTTCATGACGATCCATTGAATTAGGATATTTTGATTCGATTCTGGCGAACTCATCGGCCAATCGTTTGTGCATATCATCTGGCGTAAGCTCCAGATAATTTCCATCTTCATCTTGCAGTGCATACTTGCCTGCGAATACAGAGGCGGCTAGAGAATCTCCACCGAAATACTCTAGTGAGGCCTCGAACACATCGTCATACGTGTACTTACTCATTGTCTAGCTCCTTCTTAGCTTTTTGGACTTCATTCCATGTCTTCTTCATTATATTTTTTGGATCCATATCTGCAACTTCTTGCATGTCCATCTTAGCGAACTTAGACCTTGCGGTGTCTATCTTCACGTGGAACTGCATTCCATCACGACCGGATCGATTCTTTGCAACAAATAACCTTCCATAACCTTTGTCTTTCTCTTCGGGTTTACGAGAGAGACCGAGAACGAAATCACTCACCTGTGCTTTACCATAGGCTTCGCCCATGTTTTCAAGTCCTACCATATCTGCGTTGGCACCCGCACGGTTTGATTGAGAAGCTGTCCAAACAGGTACGTTGAAGTCACCCGCTAGTTGTCGTAGCTCTTCGTAGATTAACATAAGTTCGTGCCTTAACGCTTCATACGCTTTAGTGGATCGCATCACATCTGCATAGTCGATAATGACGAGTGAAGGAATATGTCCTCGAAACTTAAGTTTTTCAAGATGATTCCGAATGGTATTCACAGATGCGGTCCTCGTGGGGTAGTACTTGATGATAAGATTACCCATTTCGTTGTCTTCGTAAAAATCTTTAACTCGATCTTTATTTTCAATAAGATCATTCACCGATATATTCGTAAGATTCGCATCATATCGTTTACCGACCAACACTTCGCTCAATTCGAACGTGTAATGAACTACAGTTCTTCCTTGTTTCAAGGCAGCCGCACCTACTTGTACGAGCCAGTGTGATTTACCACAACCAGTTGGAGCAACGACCACCCCAAGTTCACCACGACCTAGTCCGCCATCTAGAATGTCTTTCGCATCTAAGAAATCTAATCCAGTTGGAGTCGTAATTCTTTGAATCTCTTGGAAACGAGCCTCAATGTCTTCAAAGAAATCGTGACCTACGGAATGAGGCATGCCAACAGATACTGCTTTCTTCATAAGATCTACGACTGATTCGAACTTGTCACCTTGTACCAATTCAACAGCGGTGGTCAACGCATCTTTGAATGCTTGACGTTTACAAAAGTCAAGTGCTTTGTCCTTCACGTAAGGAAGATCTTCTGGATGAGGGTTGCCTCGCATGCGATGAATAAACTGTACGATTTGATTTCTTAAAATACCATCGCTTCCTTCACCGGTTAATTCTGATCCAACCATTTGGATGAGAAGTTGCATTGTGGGAAAACAACGATAGTTGTCGAAGTATTCGAAATATTTTTCGCACAAGTATTGAAGATACTTAAGTTCAAAATAATGAGGACGCATCACTTCGTGCATCTGCTGTGCCCAATCTTTATCGATTGCAAGACCTTGGAAGATCTTCTCTTGGAAAGCTTTCCCGTATTGTTGAAACAACGCGGGACCCGTCTCCTTGATTGCTAGGTTTGACATTTTTACTCCTGTTCTATTGATGATAAGCGAAGCCAGACTAAGTCAGCATTGATATGGCCCGGGACGTGTAGTCCTTCTTGTACCATAGTCTTGATAAACTGAAATTTATTCCGGCCTACTTGTGCATTATCATATCGGTAATTCAGTTGTTTTACATGCTCGGCACTGAGATTACTGATGTCCAGATACATGAGTCGCCAGTTGAGTTTGGCTGTATCGGGTTCGGCGAGGATCGATTCGTATAATTTCATTTTCTTTTGACTATTCCTTAACTTGCATTCTGTAAGTATGTCGTCAATTGAAACAAATGACTCTTCGCCAAGTTGCGGGAATTTGCGTGCCAGAGTTTTGAAACCAACGCCTTTGATACCATTGATACGATCCGATTTATCTCCGATAAATGCACGAGCTGTTACAAAGTTTTCTGGAGTGATACCGTATTTGGCTACGACATCTTCGTGAGTTATTGTCTTCTTTGCGTTGTACTGAATAACACCAGGGCGAAGCAATTGATGCATGTCTTGGTCAGCAGAACAGATAACAATTTGTCTTTCGTCGTCTCGCAAACGGTGCCTGCAGAACCAACCAATAAGATCGTCGGCCTCGCAGTCATCCACATACATTTGTTTGATAGGAAGTTGTTCGAGCATCCGACATGCCAACGCAACCTGCCACATAAAGTTTTCTGGCGAGTCCAGATCCTTCTTGTACAGTTCTGATCGGTTGAGCCGAAGTGGTTTACGACCTGCTTTGTAAGTCGGCAGGAGATCACGTCTTCGTTTGGCTCCGCCGCCCTCCCAGCATACAATAATTTCGGATGGTCGATGGGTGTCGGCAAGGACGCCAAGTGATTTGATAAAGCCAGTGGCACCACCGATGGGTTCGCCATTAGATGAAAGTGAAGGATTTACAATGTAGTTCTTGGCAAAGATGTTGTAAGCATCGATAAGAAGTACTGGTCCGCGTGTTGTCATAGAGACTCCTGTGTGTGAAAATGAAAAGAGGGTACACTAGCATTATACCGGTGTACCCTCAGGTTTTACAACCTTTCCTAACCAAAGGATTACAAATCTTGGAATGCGTCGTCAGGCCCGGTCAAGTCCATAGCAATCTGTCTCACTTCTTCGTATGACTCGGGATTGATTTCTGCTGCATCCTCTAAAGCTCTACCCATGTACTCGGCATAACACGTGTTGAATACCTTCATACAATAGGTGTTCCACTGAGGACTTTTGTAGATTTGATTGAACTCAGGTTTGTAGAACTTCTTCTCTTCGATGATTTCGCCTGTATCCTTCTTGATAAGACATATCGTCTTCCACGCACCAGTGCCAGACAGTTCAACTGCAAGGTCATCATCGTAGTCAACAGGTCCGTTATCTGCACAGTACTTGCGAAGAAGGTCGAAGACATATTCGTGTTCTACGATACCTTTGCCAAAGTGAATCTCAAACTCACAACGACGGAATGGCGCAGCTACTTTATTCTTAATAGTCTTCGCAATAACCCTGATGCCAATGGGCGATCCTTGTTTGTCGAGGATTTGCTTGCCTGAGTCCAGTTTGATTCGTACAGATGAGTGAAAAGGGATTGCCTTACCTCCGGGTGTAGTAGTAGGATCTCCATACATAACTCCAATTTTTGTTCTGATTTGATTGAGACAGATAAGAAGCACTTTCTCATTTGCGATCAGTCCCGTGATCTTTCGCATACCTTTTGAGATAACACGAGCATTCAAGCCAATCGTCATCTTATCGTAATCACCTAAGAGTTCATCCTTGGGCGAGGTTGCCGCCACAGAATCCCAGATGATGGTGATCGGAACATCTTTGTCAAGTTCCTTCGCTCTAAGTATAGTCTTCTCGGCAATTGATAATACTTCTTCTGTGCAATGTGTGTCGACATATACGAATCGTTGAGTGATGTCGACTCCGAGTAACTGAAGGTTCTCTACAGACGTTGCATTCTCTGTATCGATATATACCACGATACCACCGCTTTCTTGTGTAGCCTTACACACCTGAATCGCTATGTGGGATTTGCCAATAGACGGTGGGCCGAAGATTTCCACAATGCGACCTTCTGGAAGACCGCCACCAGGTCGACCTGCTACGATATAGTCAAGTTGGTCTGAGCCAGTGCTAATCCATCTATTGACGTGGGTGGGCGAATCTTCTACTGCGAGGTTGTACGCTACACGAGAACCATGTTCTTTGTTCAAGGCACTAATCAATGAACTCGTAAAGTCACCGGTACCTGACGATGCTTTAGTCTTTGTTGTTTTCTTTTTCTTAGCCATTATAGCCTCCTTTGGTTATGTATATAACGTACTCGGAGGCGGTTGGTTTTACAAAATTAATTACGAAAGAATCTAAAAATATGATGCAGCTTTTTGAATCAATGACCAACATTCAGGACAGCTGCAACTTAAAGGTGCACCGAGCATGACGCCGGCTGCGCCTGCTTCTTCTTCACACATGGTGTACAAGTCTTGCATCAAGTACATCTGTTCTTCTTCGTCTGTCTCGCTCATGATTGCACTATACAGATTTGGATCGAGCGTGCAAGTGAACTCTCCACCATTTTCGTAATCCTCGAAGGTGACCGTGACTGGGCCGCCTGCCATCTCTCGGATGAGTCCACGACGCTTGAGTCGTGAATACTCTTCCCGAATAATTCTTTTGAGTTGTCTTTTAGTAAGTCGCATTGATTTCTCCTAAGTAAGATGGCCCTCTTGGCCGTCGTCCATTCCTTTTTGGTGGGCTTCATATTCAACATCATTTATTCCTGCTTCGATATAGGACCAAGTCTCAGGGTCAAGTGTGCATCCAGCGTCTTCAAGGACACTTGCGAGGAACTCCATCAATCCTTGGCCAGAACTAGTCATGCCACTG